GCGCATACCGCGAACGCGAAAAACAAAGAAAAAAGCGTGGGAGAAATCCTCAGTGTAAGGTCGCTCATGGTCCCCCGGACGAAAGCGACGCTGTCATAGTGCCCCAATCCAGCGAATGGGAACGCGATAATCGAGAAATCTATTTCAGACAGACTGATTTATTGTTCATCCGCTATATATTCGACTGGATCGCCGTCTTCAGCACCACTTTGTCGAACATTCTGAGTTACGCCCTGAAGGAGGTATATGTCAGGGATATACCAGGGTTCGACAAAGTGGAATGGAAAGATGAAGACGACAGCACACGTGTTTTGGAGTATTACTCCTTCACGCATAAACAGACCAGGGAATGCTACCCTCATGCACTTGAGCTGTTGAGACGCAAATTGATTGCCAACGATGCAAATTCGTACCTAGTCAAGAACGCGATGTATTATCTCGTGAACGAGAAAGGGGTTCCTGAAGGCACAGACATGAACGTTTTGCACGATACATGTTTGGTTTTCTACCACGAATCCCTTATAAGATACTACCGTGGTTCTCTAGGTGCTGCATGCAAAATTCAGGCCATCAAGTCTTTAAACGGCTCAGTCCATGCATAGATGGGATACAATGCATGGACTGGTTTCGCTTTATCCCGATTGTATGTGATGTAAATAAAGAGACGGTGGAAGGTGAACGTTTTAGTAAGAGCGAGTCCGTGATGGAAAATGGCGAAACCACTTTTGATGGGTTATATAACCCACACCATGAGAAGGTTTACCGTACAGTCTTCGGACCGTACATACGTCATAATGGGGTCGTGTATGCAGATTGTGATTATAACTACAATAAAGCAATAACACGATTAACCACCATAGCGGGTGCGGATCTTGCTGAAGAATCCAAGATGAAAATAAACCAAGAAAAATTCTATAAAAATAACCACATCTTGGAGGATTACATAGGGCAAGTAAGAAATCGTTTTATCCTTTTGACAGACAGTTTAGACTGTTATCAGCAGTTCGAGGAGTATGTATACGCTCCTCATCCAAAGAAGAGAGCCAGGGTTGCTGCTTTCACCCGGCTCTTATCCGATACTGGCACCCGCCACCATACGTTCGTGAATGTGGTACAGGGTAAGATGAAACTCGCTGAATGGGCTAAGCCCAACAAATATCCCAGGTTGATCAACGACTTCACCGTTGTTGGTAGTCTACTTGGGGGTTTTGTAAGTAAGTTGATAAAAACGGCGATGGAAGGCAGGATCAACCTTAATGGTGCATCCTGCTTTTTTGTTACACCAGAC